CGCGCCCCGACATGCGCTAAAGACCCTCGATCAGCGCCTCGGCACCGCCGAGGCTCGACGCATCGACCGCGCCCACCGGACGGTTCACCTGGATGGCGTCACCGTGGATGTAGGCGTCGTCGGGTTCGAGGTTGGCGTATGCGTCGGCCACTTCCTGAGTCGCAGCCTGAACCCATTCCTTCAAGGCGTTGGGATCGTCCTCGGCGTCGTCGGGGATCATCGCCTGAAGCTTGTCCAGCATGACCGTCACGTCGATACGCGGGTAGCCCTGCTGCTGCACGACCCGCTTCAGGTCGCGCATCATCGACAACAGGAACAGCGCCGAGAACAGCGCCGGCGCGATGGGCGCTCGACCATAGGGCACACCGGGGAACGGATCGAGCGGGACGTACTTGCAGGTCAACTCAGGCAGATCGACCAGCACGCCGTTCTGCCACTGGCAGAGGATGTACTTGATGGCACCCGGCTCGTCGGGGTCGTTGTCCATGCGGAACCGGATGAGCGCCGGGTCGGGCGTGGCGATGTCGATCAGCGTGCGTCGGTCCTTAGCGAACACCGCCTCTGTCAGCAGCGCGCCGCGGACAAACTGCGCGATGTGCAACCGGTTGATGACCACGTCGAGCGTGACGTACTTCCGCTTCAACCGGTCGATGATCTCAGCGAGGACCTTCTGAGCTTTTTCGTCGCGGACCTCGGTGCCGGGCTTGACGACGTAGATTTCGTAGCCCGGATTCATAAACCGGAGCCAATGCCAGAGCGCGGCCGAGACCTCGGGCGATAGCTCGACCAGCATCCGTTGCAGTTGCGCCGGCGCGAGCGTATCCAGCGTTTGGCGGTCGAGATTGAGCAGCCGCCAGTCGGTGTCGGCATCCGGTGGCGGGACCACCGCCATGTACGACGACCCGTGGATGGTCAACTGGTTGACGTTGGAGTCCCACGACTTGCGACCGGAATCGGGCTTGGAGGCCCGCGCCCACACACCGCGAGCAGGCACGACATGGCGCTTGGCCGTCGCGGCGGGGACCACCGGCGGCACCGCGCCAATGCGGCTGCTTCTGTCCGGCAGGCTGCTCGGCAGACCGAGGAACACCCGGATCGCGTCGAGGCGCTTACCCACTACCGAATGCCTGGCGGTTGTCGACCGCGTGGGCTCGGCGGGGATCGACCTGGCGTATTGGCCCGGCCTGGTGTGCATTCTTGCCGCCGCATTGAGGACAGACGATGCTGGCCAGCCGCTCGGCGTCACTCGGCTGCACGCTGACGCGGTGCATGAAGGCAAAGCCACATGCGTCGCAGCGGGCGGGAACTAGGAACCTGGGCTCGGGCAAGGCGGCGTTGACTCCTTTTGGAGAGCGCGCCCATGCTGATCCCCGAGCCACTCGCCGGCCGAATCGCAACCGGCGGTCCGGCTACGCTTACCGGGTAGTGATCGACGCTGCCGTTCATTTGATGGCTGAGCACCGCCGGCTCAGCCACGACCCGCGTGACCCGGAGTCCGAGCCTTGCTGTGGTGAGTGCTGCGACTGTGGCGACTCTGACCCGGAGCTACGACTTGTGCCAGCCGCTCTTGACGCTCGTCTGAGCTAGCGAACCGGACAGCTTCGGCTTGGGCAGGCACAATCGAGCGATCCGCGTGTAGACCCGCGCGTGCGCCCAGTGGTCCGGCGCGGTGTGGACCCACTCCGCGACCTCCTGGCCATGCTTGTCCATCCGCGTCACCCGAACGCTCGCCTCGAAGTGGGCCTGAATCTGCGGGTCGCGCGTGATCGCCTCGGGCCACCGTTCCTCGGCGTTGATGACCGCCGAGCGCAGCGCGTCGAGCGCCATCGTGCGGTTGATCTGGACCGCGTCGTCTGGTTTCTCGCCCGACTCAAGCTTGTTTGACGTGAAACGCCTCCGCTTGCCGAGCGTGCCGCTCTCGTCGTCTTTCTTGCTCGTGGGCCGGTTGAATAGCTGACCAGCCATCGCGTGCGCGCCGCCAACGTACGTCGCTCGCAGCACTCGACCGGGGTGGCGCTCGGAGAACTTGGCGGCACCGTGAATCTCTGGCATGTTGTCGACCACGCACAGCTTGATCTTGTACTGAGCCATCAACTCATCGAGGTCCTCCCACTCGTTCACCGTGCCCATGACTCGCACCGTGGGGCGCGAGTCGTCGGCGTAGATCGAGTCGATGGTGTAGTGGAACACCGACCCAACGTCGACGCCCATCACCGTCGTCCGGTACTGCTCGTCGGGCAGCATGCCGTTCGGAAGCTCGGCGCTCAGTTGCAGCAGCATCTCGGCCGTGATGCGCGAGCCGCCAACCGAGTACGGCAGCCCCAGGTCGGACCGGAAGAACTCCTGCTGCTCGCCCTGAATCGGGTTGACCGCGGTGGCCGCGAACTGGCGCATGTTGGCCATCGGGAACGGCCACCACGGCACCCAGTAGCCGTGGATTTCGTCGGCCTCGGGCTCGTCCACGATCCACCGACCAGGGGCGCACCGCGCCTCGTCTGAGATGGGCTTGCGGCAGGACGGGCAGTTGAGGGTCACCGTTGCCTTACGCACCTGGCCGGGCGTCCAGCGCCGCCACGTGTCGTACGGCAGATCGTCCACTCGCACATCGCGGAAGAAGTCGTACGTCGCCCATTCGTTGCACGACGGACACAGCGTCTCGTACCGGCGGCGGTCCGACTCAAGGTAGAGCGCGTGGATGCCAATGCCCGGCAGCGTCGGCGTCGAGAGGCAGTATTCGCGTGAAATCTCGGAGGCGTTCATGCGCCGGCGGGCCAGCGCCACCGCGACCGGGTCCATGCGGTCGAACTCGTCCACGATCATCACGTCGGCCGGGAACGACAGCAGCGCCCGCTCGGACCAGCCACCGCGCAGGTACAGGTACGACCGGCCGACTTGCTTGAAGGTGGTCGAGTCGGTCTTTCGGCTGCCGAGGATGGTGGCCAGTTCCTCGCTCTCGTCCCGGAGGCCAGAGAACCGCTCCTTCGAGAACGCGCCAAGGGCCGACTCGGTGGGGAACACGTACCCGACGTTCAGACCGTCCTTGTGGGGGGCCCAGATGTTGACGCCGCAGTGGAGCGCGAACATCGTGTAGTTGATGGCCAACTCGGACAGGCCGCGCTGCGCCGGCTTGATGACCGCGATCCGCTTGTGGGTGTCGGCGTAAATGTCCCGCAGCGGGTAGAACCGGTCGAGCGAGAATGCGTGCCCGTCGATGCGGCGGTACCGAGTAGCCCATTCGAGGATCGTCTGTGGGAGCTTCTCGGGCTCGGGCAGCCCCTTCCCACCGGCTGCCCTTGTTGCGGCAGCCCGCATCGACTGAAGGATCAGGTCGGCTTCAACCGCCGCGCGGTCAAAACGTCCGAGCGGTACTAGGAGCGACATGCACCCCTCAGCGGTGTCGCCGCTCGGGGTGCCGCTCGTGGCACCAGTGACCGAACCGGTACGCCTGCCGTTCGAGCCACAGCCAGAAAGAGCGGCGCGCCCCATAGCCGGCGCAGGTCAGCCAGAGCCACGCGGCGTAGTCGTAGCTGCTCACTGGCCCAGGACCCATCTCAGGAAACGGCCCGCAGTCGTGGCCTGATCTCCTTGACCGCTTCCTCGGGGTCAAGGCCCATCTCAGCCGCTCGCTGGCGCACGTACACCTCAAGGTCGACCTTGTCGCGCTTGGCCCACACGTCGCCGTGGACGCGTTCCAGCCACCAGGCAGCCGTGGTCCACTCCGGCCGGGTGAACTGCTCGTCCACCGTCGTGACCACATCGCCATTGCGCCGGCGCGTCGTCGTGGTCGAGCGTTTGACGACCGCCCCACCGCGGCCGGCGTCCGCGATCTGCGCGATCCTGGCGACCTCGGCCTGGCCTTCGGCACCGCTGACTTCGGCCATGAAGCCGATGTCCTCGGCCAGCCATTCGAGCAGCGCGCTCTCGTCTATGCCGGTGTACCGACAGGCCGTCCGACGTGGGGAGCCGGCAGCGATAGCAGCCAGCACCTTTTTGCGGCGATCAGGCGTCCGCTCGGCGGCGCGGACCTGTTGGCGGAACGCCTCATCGTCGGCGCGCCAGCGGTCGAAGGTGTCGGGCGACAGCCCGGCAGCCTGGCACGAGACGTAGCGGCCGGCACCCGCCGCGAGCGCGGCGAGCAGCGTCGCAGCCGCCTCGGGCGTCCGCTTCGTCGGGCGACCGCCTTTGTTAGCTGGCATCGGCTACTTGGCCGATCCTTGCTGGTGCGCCACTTTGGCGTTGATCTGAGACCGGGTGACCCACTCGCGGTTGAACTCGCGGTCCGCGAACAGCTTGGAGAAGCCGGTGATGTGCTTCAACCGCAGCAGTTCCTCCGGCTCCATCCCAAGCTCGTTGCAGATGGCGGCGTCGGACTTTCCGTTTTCGAGCATCTTGAACACCATGCTCGACATCCCCTGCACCGAGTGTTTGCCTCGGGCTCGGTTGTGGCGCACCGTCGCCGCCATCCGCTCGTTGATGTCTTTCTTCAAGACGACGCACGGCAGCATCCCACCGCAGGAATCACGTAGCGCCTTGTTGGAGCGCATGGTGAAGTACCGGTGGAAACCGTCGATGATCGTGTACTTCCCCCGCGCCTCGTCGTAGATGGTGACCACCGGTTGGGTGTAGCCATCGGCGGTGATCGAGACCAGGAGCAACCCCATCTCGACCTTGGCGACCGAGTTGGGGTTGTAATCGTTGGGCTCCACAAGCTCGATGGGTATCCACTGCACGAGGTCGATGGGCTGGTCCTTGTTCGGGCTCAGGTCATGCAGCAGCGCGCGAAGCTCGCTGATCGTCTGCATCGGGTTCGCTGACCCGGTGACTGCTTTGCGGATGTTGTCTTGCACGCTCATGCGAATACCCATTTCACCCGGTCATGCGGGACCTGAAAGTCGGACCGCAGCCGCCGGCGCACGCCGGCTTCCACGTCCATGAATCGCGCCGGCAGCACCGAGTACAACCGCTCCGCCTGCCACGCCGCGGCGTCGGCGCGCAGCTTGACCGGCTCGATCTCGAAGCCAGGCCATCCCAACCGAGCCAGATACCAGGCCGTCGCCAGGTGCGAGCAGTCGACCGACTCGCCCGGCATGTGCCTCTCGACCAGCGGGATCATCGCGGACTCGCGGGCCAGGTAGTCGGGCTGCAAGGGCCAGTCGGCCAGCATCGCCCGCAGGTCCTCGTCGGTGTACGGGTAGCTCTCGCTCACGTCGTCCACCATGACCACCGTGCTGACCGATAGGCCCGCCGCGGTGTGGATGTCAACGAGATACCGGGCGTCGATGAAGGTGCGGCGCACCTCGCGCATGTGCGACTTCATCCGACCCGAACGGGGTGGGTACAGGTACAGGTGGCCAAACTCAAGCGAGATGTCCGCGAGCGCGGCCACCGCCTCGGCTTCAGTCGGCTTGGATTCGAGTAGTTGCATGGGGTTGGGGTTGGGCTCCTGAGGATCGGGTGGGGCGGATGTATGGGTCTATCGCGCAAAGGGTGTAGGTGTACCCGTCCTTGGGTAGATGGGCACCGGGACCGACCACCTTGAAGCCGTGCCGTTCGAGCAGGTACGGAACCGTGGTGTGGCCCTCAACCCGGCGGACGCCAGGCACCAGGGCAATCATGGCCATCTTGGCGTCTTGGAGCTTGTGGCTCCACCCTTCACCGCGTCGGCTCGGAATGACGTACATGCCGCGACCGCGCGCAACCTTGCCGACGACCAGCACGCCGATGCAGCCGATCTGCTTGCCACCGACCAGTAGCTCCATCCAGTAGACAGGCGTCTTGCCCTCAGCGATGGACGCGTGCTCGGCGGCGGCGGCCTTCGACCAGCGTTTGATCGAGGACAGCGGGCAACGCTTGATCTCCCACCCGTCGCCGCTGAGGATCACCGTACCCATCGGCTGAAAGAACATCGGCGGGTTCACGCGGGGTCACCCTTCCCGTTGCACTCAGGGCATTCGGTGTTGTGGTTGCGGTACTTGCGGTCGTTGATGTGGGTAGCGATCCAGTTGTCCATCTTCGTGAACTCGAAATCGTTGGTCAGGATCGAGGTGATGGTCATCTGGACGAAGCCGTCGAGCACTTCCGGGCGGTACATGTGAGCGATGCGCGCGTACTTCGTGCGCATCCGCTCGCGGTGCTCGGGATTCAGGACCAGGTTGTCGAGCAGGTGGTCGCGGTACTCGGTCCACGTCTCGAACATGTACGGCAACTCTTTGGGTGCCGCCGTCGTGTCCTCCCTCAAGTGGCTGATCGTGTTGACGCCCGCCAACCGCTGCACCAGTCGGTTCCAGGTGTCGGGCTCGATCTCCTGCATGAAGAACATCGTCTTGACCGCGGTCTCGTGGGTGAGCGACGACACCCGCATCTCGCGCACCGGGATGCCGTACTGGTACATGTAGTCGTAGAGCTTGCAGTAGGGCGCACCGGACTCGTGGATGAACTTCCACACATCGGTGTAGGACCAGTCATAGATCGGGTAGAAGGTGAAGTGAATCCGTTTCGCCGGGTCCTTCGCCTTGTCCAGACACTTCGCCCAGGTCACCTCCTGATAGGTCGCCACGGAAGTCAAGCCGAGCGACCGGCCGGGGTTTTCCTCGGCGCGCATGCCAGCCAGGTATGCGGACGGTTCGTTCGGGTGAGCCTTCGCCTCAATCGCCCCGAACAACTCTTTGAACCGGTCGGTCCCGAACGTGTTCTCCTGAATCGTGCCGGGGTCCTTCTCGCGCAGCCACTTCTCGCCGGCCTTCCATGCCCACATGAACGGCTCGTTAGGCGAGGTGGAA